CGATAAACAAGATACCGCACAACTTGGTGGTGCTGCTAAACATTACGACACAATGAGTGTAAGTGAAATTTGTAGTTTGCCTGTTAAAGAAATTAGTGAAAAAGATAGTGTTTTATTTTTATGGGTAACTTCACCTTTATTAGAAGATGCTTTTACTGTTATTAAAAGTTGGGGTTTTAAATACAAAACTTCTTTTGTTTGGGATAAAGTAAAACACAATATGGGACATTATAATTCAGTAAGACATGAATTTTTATTAATAGCTACAAAAGGCAGTTGTGTTCCAGATAATAAAAAACTTTATGATAGCGTACAAATAATTGAAAGAAACAATAACCACAGCGAAAAACCTATTGAATTTTTAAATATTATTGACGACATTTATACTTATGGAAACAAATTAGAAATGTTTTGTAGAAACATAAAAAAAGACAAGTGGTATGGTTGGGGAAATGAAATATAATTTATTATGACTGAAAATTATAAAGAAATGTTACAAAAAGGACTTGAATATCAAGACTTTGTAACTGATGTATTAATTAATGAACTTGGAATAGCTTTAAGTTCTTATGGTTCAACAAAATATCAATATACAAAAGGCGAAAATAAACAAGGTTTTGAAATTAAGTTTGACGACAAATATAAAGATACAGGAAATATTTATATTGAAATTGCAGAAAAAAGCAACGCAGTAAACTTAAATTTTGTTAATTCAGGTATTTTTAGAAATGATAATACTTGGCTTTATTTAATTGGAAATTACAACGAAATTTTTATTTTTTCTAAAAATCACTTAAAATTAATGTACGAAAGTAAAAAATATAAAGAAGTTGAAACTGCAACAAGTAAGGGAATTTTAATTAACAAAATAAACGCTGAAAAATATTGCATTAAAAAAATTATTATTTAAAATTAATTATTATATTTGCAACTGTACTCGTCTAACATTATAAGTACAAAAAGGAATTATTACCCTTGTTTATGAAGTTGAAGTTAGACGCAACTGATTGAGCAAGGGTATTTTTATATAAAAAAATTAATATGGCTGAAGAAAAAAAAGGATTTCTTTTGTATAGTGACATAATACATACAATAGAAAAATTAACAGACGAACAAGCAGGAAAATTGTTTAAGCATATTTTAAAATATGTAAACGATGAAAACCCAGAATGCGAAGACTTAATAACGGAAATTGCATTTGAACCAATTAAACAAAGTTTAAAACGTGACTTGTTAAAATGGGACGATAAGAAACAAAAACGAAGTGAAGCAGGAATAGCAGGAGCAACAAAAAGATGGCAAAATATAGCAAACGATAGCAAACGCATAAAACCGATAGCAAACATAGCTGTAAGTGTTAATGATAATGTAAGTGTAAATGTAAAAGATATATATAGGAGCTTCGCTCATTTGTCTATTTCTGAAGACGAAGTGAAAAAGTTATTAGATAAACATACAATTACACAAATAAACAACGTACTAAACGACATTGAAAACTACAAGCAAAATACTAAATATAAAAGTTTATATTTAACGGCTGTAAAATGGCTACAAAAAAACGAACCAACTTCCGAAGGTATTTCACCTGAAGAAATAAAAGCAAGAAAATATGGACTTATTAAATAACGGAAGTGCTTTAGAGTATTTATTGAACTACAGGGACGGCAAAATTAAACACGGACTGGAACTTGGAAATGGACTTGATGACTATTTAAAATTTAAAAGAAAACAAGTAAACATAATTTTAGGACACGACAACGTAGGTAAAACTTACTTTATAAATTGGTATTTTTTAGCACTTGCATTAAAGCACAAATTAAAGTTTATCATTTGGAGCGGTGAAAACCAACACGGACAAATTTTGCGAGATTTAATACAAATGTATGCAGGAATAAATTTTAAGCAATTAACACACGATGAAATAAGAAACTATTCAGCATATTTAGAACAATACTTTACATTTGTAAAAAACGACCGCCTGTACAAACACGAAGAACTATTTAAAATATTTGAACAAAGCGAATGCGATGTTGCACTAATTGACCCATTTACAGGTTTAGACCGCAATATGACTTACGAAGGAAACTACCAATTTATGAATGCAGCACGACAATTTGTAAACAAAACAGGGATGACAATTTATATTAATACGCACCCGAATACTGAAAGCGGAAGGAGTTCAAATATTTATACTGAAGGAGATTTTAAAGGACATTTAAAAGCACCGTTAAAAGACCACGTAGAAGGTGGCAAAGCATTTACAAATAGATGCGACGATATGATAGTAGTTCACAGACTAATAAAACACGATGTAATGAAATTTGTAACTTGGGTTTCTACTGAAAAAATTAAAGACGTAGACACAGGCGGAAAACATACTGGACTTAACGACCCTGTTTATTGCGAATACAATTACGGACTTGGTTTTAAAGTTTACGGAAAAGACGTAATTTCGGAATTTAGACCAACAAACACTATTAATTTAAAATCTTTTTAAAATGGAACTTGAACTATTGAGCAGTAGAATTAACTTAAACCACACTTGTTTAAAATTAGAAATTAGCATTGAAGACATAAAAACAAAACATCCTAACCGAACAGATTTAATAAGTTCAATGGAGCAAAGTTTACACGAAATAAAAAAAGCAATGTTAGTTTACCAAACGTTAGAAAAAGAGTTTAGAGCGACAAGACAAATTAACTTTGATTTACAACATATAAATTTAGAATTAAAACAGGATGTAAAAGATTTAAAAAAAATAATAGAATTTAACAACGCAGAACTTTGAAAACACGAACTAAAAAATGTTTTAACTGCAAAGAAGAATTTACACCGTTCAGCACCTTACAAAAGTTTTGTTTAAAAAACGAATGTATAAAAGCAATGGTTGAAGCGCAGAAGTTAAAGGAATGGAACAAGAAGAAAAAGAAGTTAGTCGAAAACTTAAAAACTGCAAACGATTATTTAAAAATAGCGCAACAGGTGTTTAATAAATTTATTCGTGTTCGTGACGCTGGACTAAATTGTATTTCGTGTAACAAACCTTGTAAAAAAGAAAATGCAGGACATTATTACTCACAAGGTGGACACAGTAACGTAAGGTTTAACGAAGACAACGTACACTTGCAATGCGAAGCGTGTAACACTTATTTAAGCGGTAACTTGTTAAACTATCAAATAGGTATAGAAAAACGAATAGGAGCGCAAAGATTAATGGAGCTTCAGGCAAAAGCACACGAAGTTAAAAAATGGACAAAAGACGAATTAAAAGAATTAATAGAAATTTATAAAAATAAATTAAAATAGTTGTTTATTAAATAACTATTCTTATATTTGCATATATTATTAACTTAAATTATTTAACTATGAAACATTTATTTAAAAGTTTAGCAGCGTTCCAACAAGAAGTGCCTGTTATTCACAAAGCAACACAAGGTTACGGTTACACTTATGCAGACTTGCCGAAAATCTTTGAAGTAATTAACCCGCTACTAAAAAAACACGGTTTAGGGTTTACACAACTAATTAACGGAACACAAATTGCAACCTGTTTATTTCACGTTGATAGTGCTGAAAGTATCGAAAGCAAAATTGACATACCACAAGGAGTAATTTTAAAAGGAATGAACGAGTTCCAAGTATTAGGAAGTGCAATAACTTATTTAAGACGTTACGCATTAAGTTCAATGCTTGGTTTAGTTACGGACAAAGACACAGACGCTTCTGGAGAACAAGTAAAACACGAACCTAAAAAGTCTACAATAGACAACGCACGTTTTCAAAAAGCTATTGACGCAATTAGCAAAGGAGAATATACAGTTGAAGAACTAACAACAAAGTTTAGTTTAACACCTGCACAATTAAAAACGTTAGAAGTATGAAAATACGTTGTTCAGCATTGGGGCGGTTGATGACCGCTCCACGCACCAAGACCGAGACATTAAGCAAAACTGCAAAGAGTTACATACAAGAACTTGTTTTAGAAGAAAAATTTGGAATTAAAAAAGAGTTTAGTTCACGTTACACCGACAAAGGTTTACAATGCGAAGACGAAGCAATTAGCTTGGTAAACGATGTTTTAGGTTTAGGGTTTATATTTAAGAACGAAGAACATTTTAACAACGAATGGATTACAGGAACACCCGACGTAAACACGAATGATGTTTTACTCGATATAAAATGTAGTTACGAAGCACATACGTTTCCGTTCTTTGAAGACGAAATACCTACAAAAGATTATTACTATCAATTGATGGGTTACCTTTGGCTTACGAATAAAACCGAAGCGTTGTTATGTTATTGTTTAGTCAACACACCGTTAGAAATAGTTGAAGACGAAGTTAGACGTGAACATTGGAAACAATTTAAAATTGACGAAGACGCAGAGCTGCGAGAATACGTAGAAAAGAAACATAACTTCGACCATTTACCAGAACAAACAAAAGTAAAAGTCTTTAAAATAGAACGTGATGAAACTGTAATTTGGGAAATACAAAACAAGGTTGAAGAAGCAAGGATTTATTTTAATAGTTTAATTGAAACAATATGAAAGCAATACTTGAATTTAATTTACCTGAAGACAAACAAGATTTTGACTTTGCAAACAACGGAATTAATTATTATTCAGCATTGTATGAGTTTGACCATTGGTTAAGAAGCGAATACAAATACAACGGTAACGAACCAATGTTTGAAGTAAGAAAAAAACTAAACGAATTTATTAACGAAAACAACGTGAAAATATGAAAGAAAAAACAATAGCAATTATTATTTGGATAGCAATTTATGGTTTTGCTGCCGTTGGTATTTACAATTTATTTAATTGGTTAATATGAACATACAAATACAAGACAAAAACGTTTTAAGCGTAATGGCACGATTT